TTAGCGACCGTCAGCGCGCCTTCCGGTGTTGATAACCACCTGCACCGCCCGGTCATCCCAAAGCTCGGCCATGGCCAAATCCTTGACGTTGGTGATGTCGAGGCGTGGCAGCCCATGACGCTCGCACCAATCGTGGATGACACGGATCACCTCTGACCGATGCGGCTCCGGCACCGCCACACGGGCCGTGAATATCTTCACGGTAATGTCGCGCCGGAGCCATTCCTCGACCCGGCGCAGCATGACCGGGATCGGGGCACCGACATGATCGACGCCCTTCCAGCCATCATAATGCGCCAGCGTCCCGTCAAGATCGACGCCAATCCAGCCGCTCATGTGGATACCTCGCAAGATGTTGTCGACTCATGCAGGATGGGCAAAAGTCGAAACAGGAAGGTGAAAATGGCCAGAACCAGAGAAGTGAAAGTCCTGCAGGCCGGGCGAATGCTTGCGGTCGAGGAGCACAGCAAAGGCAACGTCATCGTTGCCTTTGAGGCGATCGGCGACAAAGCAGTCCTCGGTTTCCTTCTTACCGATGCTCTGGCCGATGAACTTGTCGGCGCTCTCATTGAACGGCCTCGTTCAAAGCATCATCATCACGCAAGTGAACCGTCAAAAGAGCAGGTTCTCGTTGTAAGAAACGTCGAAGTGTTGCCCCCTGAAGGAGAACAATTCGTCGTCCGCCTAACATCTGAAGAGGGGCCGGGCCTGACGTTCCGGCTTGGCTCCCGACAGGTCGAACGCTGGCGCAATCTTCTGACGGCCCAGATTGCCCGCAACGAGAAGAAGTCGCAGCAATAGCCTTACACGCCATTGCTGTTCTCCAAGGTCTGAACGCCTGAAACCCGCGCCCGCCATTTTCTGACGCTGTATGTTGGCGAACCCTCCGTGCATTGCTCAATTTCAATTTTCAGCGGCGGGCAGGGAACAATCGGGCTGTGCCACTGATCCGCGAGCGCTTTGATGACGGCATCGGCAATGATCTGCTCCAATTCAGGCCAGTCGATGAATGCATCGACCTTCATTTGATGAACTTCCTCGGCCTTCAGTTTCATCTTCCCCCTCCTGTGATGATGATTTCCCGCGCCTCGGTGGCCTTGCCGCTGGCCGTGTAATTGAGGCGCACCGGCTCGATGTCAGCCCATGCGAACAGCTCCCGGATTGCGGGAACATCGTTCAGGGTGAGGATGAAGCGCCCCTTGATCTGACGCAGCATGTCGGCCAGCTCGACGAACTCGTCACGGCCGAACTGATCCTTGCCGTAGTAATCCTCGACCCCGAAATAAGGCGGATCGCAGAAGAATAGCGCGTGCGGCCGATCCCAACGGCGAATGAAATCCTGCCAGCGCAGGCACTCGATATAGACGCCCGCGAGGCGCTCATGTGCCGCTTCGAGCATCGGAACCAGCTTGGTGATGTCGAACTTCGCCGGGCTGTCGGTCGAAATCCCGAATGTCCTGCCCGCCACCTTGCCGCCGAAGCTCATGCGCTGGAGGTAGAGAAAGCGGGCCGCGCGCTGAAGATCGGTCAGCATCTCCGGGTCCATGCCAAGCAAGCGCTCGAATTCAGAACGGCTGGCAATGCGCCATTTCAGTTCGTCGAGGAACGCCTGATAATGGTTCTGGAGGATGCGGAAAAACGTCGCCACATCGCGGCTGTAGTCGTTCACGGCTTCCGTCTTGGGCCGCGTATCACGCCGGAAGAAGATGCCGCCCATGCCCATGAACGGCTCGCAATAGAGCTCATGAGGCACGGCTGTGATCTTCGGTACGAGCACCTTGGCGAGCGCACGCTTGCCGCCGATATAGCCGGCCAGCGTCGGGATCGGGCGAATGGGGCTGTGGTTTATGTTCTCCACTTGTTCTGCTTTCAAGAATCACTCACCCTGTGCTGGCTGACGTCAGCAGACGGGGTGGCGGTAAGTCTTTCTGACGCCTCACGGGGCCTTGCCGTCCAAGCATGAGGCCCGTGGATCGGAGGTCGCATTCCTCCGATCCCCCGTCGATTGACGGGGTCAGTTCGCCTGCGGTTGCAGGGCTTCCAGCTCATCGGCGATGCGGCGCAGCTCCTCGGCCGCGTTAGCCGGTGTCGTTTCGGCCGCAAGGATCGCCGCGTATTGCTCGATCTCGTCGATTGTTTCGGCAGCTGTTACGCCTTCAGCCATTGGCTTGCTCCTGTTGAGGTTGAGCGAGATAGAACCCGCCGAATGCGCGAACTGCCGCCCACATCAGCCATGCCAAAGCCGGGCGCGTGCCGCAGGCGCGCATGGCGATCCTGAATTCATGATCAGCCCACGCGCGGGCCAGCGCCGGATCGGACGTGGCCTCGCCCCATGAGGCAGCGAGGCCGGCGAATGCCGGATGCTCGCGCTGCTGGCCGGCACGGATCAGGCCATAGAGGAAGTCGTGGATGCAGGCCGCACGGCCATAAGTTCCCCACACCGCCAGCACGAGCCGGAGTGCGGCCGGCAGCGTCGCACCATCGGTTTCGAAGCCTGCAGGCACTTCGATCAGCAAGCCCGAGCCCTTGGCGCCGGCCTCGTAACGAAGAGGCTCGCGCAGCTGCCAGCGCCGGCCGGGCACGACCTCTTCAATCACGAGCGATCCGGTGAAGGCCGACATCAGACGAGCCCCAGCTGCGCAGCCTTAGCGAGAGCGGTTTGCCGGGCCTGCTCAAGCGCGGCTCCGACTGCTTCCGGCGTTGTTGCGGCATCGATCGCCGCATCCGTCGCATCACGGATCGCTTTCACAGCCGCAACCACCTGCCGATAAGCTGTGGCCTTGGCGAGCACGCTGTTCGCGTAATCGGCGACCGCCATTTTCGCGCCGGCCGCGAGCGCTGAAATCAGCGGTGCGGCCGATGCGTCGGCTCCATCAATAATATTTCGAGCCTCAGCCTCTTGCGTCGGCCAGCTTGCCACCTCGGCAGCTGGATACTGGCCGGTGATCCGTGACGTGATCTGATCGGCGAATGCGACCACCTGCACACGAGCACGTGCCTTTATATCTGCAAGAGGGGGGGGCGGAGGCGGTGACGGAGCGACGAAAACTTTGCCTTTCCACACCCAGCCGATCTGAGACTTACCGTCGTAAGCAATAAATCCGAGATCGGGGTGGAAGAAGTCGTCCGCTGTTGACGGACGATCCTCATAAATTGGCTCAGAGCCGTCATCACCTCGCGGCTGTATGAGAACACGAACGATATCGGGCACATCGACAATATCGACCACCGTGTCGTTTACCACGCGCATCAGTTTCATGGTCACCACTCCAAGATCACTGCACCGGGCGCGCCCGCGCCACCTGGGCCGTTCACGCCACCGGAACCGCCTGTTCCGCCTGTTGCGATGCCACGTCCCGCTGCGCCTGTGCCAAACCAGTCGACCGTGCCCACCCCCATGGGAGGAAGTCCGCCCTTTGCCGGCTGGTGCAACGGCATGTTGTTGTTGTAGGTCGCGAGATTATCGTCCGTTGAGCCGCCCGAGCCTCCAGACAGATTGAAGTCGCCACCAACGCCGGCCCCGCCATTGCCAGCCGCCAACAGGCTGTAACCGCCCCAGCCACCGCCTGCGCCACCCGTCGCAGAGCAGAATGAGCCGAACGATGATGTGCCGCCGCTACCACCCGCCGAATTTGATGCCGCGCCGCCAGCACCAACGGTCACCGATATCGTCTGGCCGGGTATGACCGCACAGAGCTTTTCAGCAAACCCACCGGCACCACCGCCGCCGCCAGCGTTTCCGGCCAGCCCGCCGGCCGATCCGTCGCCGGTTGCGCCGCCCGCACCGCCGCCACCCCAGACGCGCGCCAGCACTTGATAGACACCATCCGGCACAGTGAACGAATAGGTCCCGACAGCACGATAGACGTGCCGACCCTGCAGCATATTGATTGCCCACCGCAACCGGCGCGGAGATACCCCGATGGTCTCGGATGTTCCCGCTGCCGCTTCCGCCTCCGTCGCCAGACGAACCAGCCCACTTGCTGTTTCGGACGCCACCCGCGCTGAAAGCCCTGCCGGCGTGATGACGCGCACCGCATCAACACCTGCCTGCACCTCGGCGGCTGTCGCCAGTTCGACAACGCCGAGCACGTCTTCAGCGGCACGGGCGCTGGCCCAGCCCCCGGCGATGCGGCGCAGCCAGCGGTCCGAATGATCGAGCGCGCGGTCCTGCGCGATAACGAGAAAACCTTGCGGCGGGTCGATCGACACCCAGACCGTGCCATTCCACTGCACAAGCCGGTTTGTCAGGCCCGCCCATGCGCCAGTCGCAGCGGCCGCAACAACATAGGTGACACCAAGGGCCGGATTTGCGGGTGGATTGGCGACCTGCGCACTCTCGACCGAACAGAAGCCTGCCCGCAGCATCTGCAGGATCGACACCGCCGCCGATGGCTGGATTTGAACGGTCACCTGCGCCGTCTCGGAGACAGGGAAGACGATATCCGTCGTCAACTCCACAGCCGCGCCCTGCGCGGGCGAGCGCTTCTCCACCAACACGTGCTTTGCGATGGCGATCATGTCGCCCGCAGCATCGAACACACCGATCTCGCGGATGTCGAATGGACCATCCGCGGCCGGGATCAAAGCCGTCACGCGCCAATGCGTAAGGTTCACCGGGTCGCGGCCCGATGAGATGATCGGATAGGCCGCGCCGACGCGCCGGACGAGGTCCGTCATGCCCGGCGCGGGCACGATGGGGGCGCCGTTGCCGTCGCCCACCCGAATTGTGGTCAGATTGAGAGCCGCGCCCCCGATCGCTGCGGCAATCTTCTGCTGGCCAATGGTTGTGACGACACCGACGAATTCGCTCATGTCAGACCTGCGGAGAAACGCGCAACCGTGAGCTCACGGCAGCTGCGATGAACAAAGGGGGATTGCCGACGAGGCGCGTGATCGGATCGACTGACGGCCGGATGGACACACGCGATCGGACGGCGGCGCCGACAAACACAGAGGTTTCGGCCTCGGCCTCGAAACGCATCGTCACGTCTTGGCTGTAGCGCTTCATGCCGTCGATCATGCGACCGATGGCCCGCTGAAGCCTCACGGTGATTGCTCGCCCTTCGACCTCGAATACAGCTTCGTCGATCGCCAAGGTGATGACATGTGTTCCGGGCGCGACCTTCGGCTGCTCCTCGAACCACTGGCGCCAGCGCGTCACGCGGATGCCCAGCATGGCTAAGCCCGTTCGGACACCGTCAACAAAGCCTTTGCGGGCATGAAGTTCGTAGGACGTCTTGAGCAGCCGCCTGATGACCGCTTCGCTCATGCCCGGCTCGACAAATTCCTCGATCGAGAACTCGCGAATGAGGAACGGCAGCACGCTCGCATCGACATCGTCGATCCGCTCGAACAGAAGCCTCTTGAAGTCAGGATCGGCAATGGCGCGCACCATCACCTTGCCGAATGCCTTGCCACGCTCGTCGGAAATAGACGGCGGAACCAGTGAGGGTGTTGCGCGCCCCTCAATCATGGCGCGTACTCCAGAAGCCGCCCAGCGCCAGCAGCGCTGCGAACAGGATCGCCGAATTGAATTGATCGTTGAGCCGAGCCGCGTGATCGGCGCAGGCCGGCGTGAAGACGGTGACACCTTGAAACATGGCCCAGAGCACCTGCCCGCCGAGCAGCAAAGCAACAAGAAACTGCGCGACGTTCATGGCAGCACCACGATGTTGACGGTCAGCGACGTGGCGACGAAGAACTCAAACCGCTGCAGTTGCTGGAACGCGAGGCCGGAAACCTCGGCGTCGATGACACCCATCAGAACCTTGACCGCTTTTTCGAGGTCTGACGGCGCGACGGCCGCGCCGAGACGCTCGCGCCAGACCTTCAGCACCGCCTGCGCCGCTGCCGTAGCATCGGCCTGAATGGTCGAGGCCATGCCGCGCCCGCGAATGGTCAGAACCGGCGCGCCGGTCACCGCCACAGGCGGCTTGACGAAGACATCGTCGCCAAAGCGAATATCCAGAGCCTCGGCCGTGTTGAACGTCGCCAGAACCTGATTGCGCAGATCGATGCCGGCCGCGCCTGCCAGCGTCAGGGGATAGATATCGATCACGCAGGGCTGCGGTCGAACGACAGCCACATCAATGATCGCGGCAGAGACCCCGATCGCAGTCTCTCGGTACCAGGCGAACGATCCGCCCGTGCTGATCCGCTCATAGGCATTGGCCAGCCTCAGACGATACAACTCCGGGTCTTCTGCATCAGCGCCACCGCTGCTTTCCGTTGGGTTCGTCACCACAACGCCTGCGACCGGGTCTAGCATTGATGTCAATTGGCCGGGCAGAAACCCGTTGCCCGCGAGGCCGGAAAACTCCGCTTCCGCCGTCACGTCGGCGCTCAGCGCTCCGATAGCAATGACACACGGAGCCAGCGTGAAAAACATGCCATTACCAGCGCCGACGCGCGTCCCTGCTGAAATGAACACAGCTTCGGCGCGCGCCTGCGGGATGGAAAACCGCAATGTGACGCGCGCTTTCGACGCCGCAAGGCGAGGCGTCGAGCGGTTCGGCCCAAGCCGCTCCAGTCCCGCGATCCCCGCGAGCGCGACAAGATGCTGCTCGGCCACCGCCTGCGCCTCTTCGCCCAGCACGCTCATGGCGTAGGCGAGTGCCTCGATCAGCAGCATCTCGATCTGCATCGGATAGAGCGTGCGGCCGGTCTCGCCCTCGAACCACGTCACCAGACGCGCCTTCCACACCTGCGCATCGACCGTGAACAGCTGGGGCGCGGGCAGCGCCTTCAGGGCATCCAGTGAGTAAGGGCCGGGATCATCACGCCGCATCGGCCACCCCCGGAATGCGATCGGGCGGAAGCAGCACAACCGTCTGCCGGATGGTGCGGGTCACATCGGCCCTGAGGCGCCAGAAAACGGGGAAACGCCAATGGTCGAAATCCTCGCGCGTGATGGCGACGCGCTCGACGATGACGCGCGGTTCCCACGCACGGATCGCGTCGAAAATCTCGCGGCTGATGTTCGGGATCGCGTAATCGGGACGGCGGTCGATATAAGGTGCCAGCCGTGTGCATTTTTCAGGTTCAGTCGGCACCGAACCCTTCTCGGTCAGAACGATGGTGTTGATCGCCTGCTCGACATCATCAAGGCCATGCACGATCTCGCCTAGCGCCGTCGCAGGCGCGGCAAGGTTGCGGCCGATCTTCGGCTGCCAATGCAGGAAAGGGATGGCGCGGCGGTCAAGCATGGCCGCGACTATAACCCTCCGTTTTCAATCCCGGAGGGAGACATTGTCGCCGTATCAGGTTCCAACTGGCGGGCCGGAAGGTCCGGGCGGCGCGCTCACATGGCCATGGTCACTGCCGACATTCTTGCCATTGTGCTTGAGCGCCGTGCCCTCGATTTCAACCGGCCCTTTGATCTTGACGCTTCCAGCTTCGATGTTCAAACCTGCAGGCAGTTTCAGCGTCAGCGAACCGGACGCCTTGTCATATTCGAAATCAAGTCCGCCTTCCAGCAGCGCCTTCAGCAGCTTGCCGTTCGTCGTCGGCGGTTGATCGGCTTTGCTGTAGCGTGCGCCCAGAATGACGCCATCCTCGCCGTGACGGTCGAGCAGCACATTCACCTGAGAACCCATATCCGGCTGGTTGAATATCTTCGATCCACCCGCCGCCGCCGTGTTCCAAGCAAGCCAGTAGGATTGGGTGCCGTCCTCATCAACGATCTCGACCCGAGAGCGGCCGGTCTTGGGGTCATTCTCCCGCACGATGCCGCGCTTGAATTGCGCACTGCGATAGCTGTCATCCACTGGCCTTGCTCCCGACCCCGTTGATTTCGATATTCGTGGTGTATCCCTGACGGGTGATGTGGTGGCGCGAAGTCTTGATGACATAGCGCCCGGCCCATTTGCCGAAGCCGGCGTCCAGCGCAATGATCTGGCCGGCGACGAGCAGCGGATTGCCGACGAGCTCGATGTTGCCCGTTTGCTTCTTCAGGTTTTCCTTCTCCAGCTCGGATTTGGCGCGGGCCTTGGCCTGACCAGGGTTTTCGACGCGCTCGTCGAGCCGCAGCGTGTCGCCGTTCTTGACTGCCTTGTCCTCGACCTCGACTTCGATCTTCTTCTTCTCGTTGCCGTCGAAATAGCTGACCTTGGCCTTCGAATAGGTCTTGTGCGAGCCGCGCTTCAGATCAGCCGTGATGTAGTCATCGCTGCACGCCCGGATCGTGAACACCGGATCGCGCTCATGAACTTCCTCGCGCTTGGCGAAGACGAGTTTGCTGCCACGGACAGTGAAATAGGCCCCGAAGGCGTCGGCCAGCCGGGACAGGAATTCGAGATCACGCTCGCGGCGCTGAGTGATGCGCTCGAACGAGACATCTGGAGGCGAGCCGACAACCGAAAGGCCATGCTCGCCTGCGACCTTGCCTGCGATCTGCTTCAGGGACTGGCTTTCATATCCCTTGGTCTTCTTGGTGCGCAGGGCCTTGGAGACGGGCGCCGAAACACCCCGGAATGTAAACGTGTCGCCGCCCCGGCCGAGACGTGTATTCGGCTCGTCAATCTCGAAGTCGCCACAGGGAACTAGCAGCGCCGGCTTATAGCCGATCCAGAGAGAAACCTTGTCGCCATGCTCCGGGCACCACGGGCCACGCCAGAGCCCGTCCTTGTCCTGCACATTGACTTCAATCTCGTCGGCCTCGCCATGTACCTTGTCGGTATACGTGCAGGAGATCAGATGCGGGCTGAGCTCGCTCGAAATGTCGATGCCCTTGTAGAGGAGCTTGAACAACGGCTCTGTTGGCTGCGGCAACGACAACATGGCATCCTCAATCGCAGCTCGTTTGGCGCCAGCCCGTAGCCCGCCAGATGCCCTTGGCCGACATTTGCGGCGGGGAAATCGACGTGCCGTAACCCAGCGGGTGCCAGCGGTCGAAATACTGCTCGCGCTCGGCTTCGCACGCCTCCATGCTCGACGCCTCGATCTCGATCGAGACAGACCGCTGGCTTGTTGTCTCGCGGACGATCGCGCGCTCGTGGTCTGGGGTTGCTTGGGTCATGCGGCTTCTCCTCTCTTCCATGGCGGGAGCAACTCATCGGCGAGCGGTTCCGGATCAAGGATCGGAATGCGCAATGTCAGCCCGACCGGCAGCGTCGCGGGGATCGGCCCGAGCGCGTCGCCGAACAATTCGCGGTTCGCCTTGATGATTGGCGAGGTCCGGTTTGCGTCGCCATAATAGCGATAGGCCAGATGGTCCCAGCGCTCGTTCGGACCCGTGACATGCTCAAGATACCCCATGCCTGCCTCCTATCGCCGCGCACCGACATTGCCGCTGGCGATCGCGCTGATCGCGGATGCGGCCGCGCGGGCAATCTGCGCGAAGAATGTGAGCGGGCTGTCGGCAGGAATTTCCTGAAGCTTGGCGGTGACCTTCATCCGCACCGGCCGGCCATAGGGCGTCGTCTTCAGGGTCTGCACGTCAAGATCTTCGATCAGCCAGCGAACGCCGTTGAATGAGCCGTCGCCCGCGACATAAGTCAGCGGCACGCGATCGGCAAAAGCAGCCATCAGCTTGGAAAGCTCGGCCTCGGCGTCGCAGAAGGTTTCGTCGAAGAAGAAGTCGAGCGACTTGGTGTCATTCTCGTCGCCCATGTCCTGCACGGGCGGCTTGCCTCGCGCCACCTTATGCTCGACGAGTGTTGCCTTCTTGCCTTCCTTGGAGGCGTTCGGGCCGGTCCAGACCGCATCCCCTATCCTGATGTCTCCCAGCAGCGCGAAAATCATGGCGCATCCTCCCCAAAAGTGGGAACCGGTTTTGGGACAAGAGGATGCGAGATCATCTCTTCTTGCCTCAGTGCTTGGCGCGATCACGCTTGTCGAGTTCGGCCCGCATGGCTTCAGCCAGCTCGTATCCGATGCTCGGCAGCGCGCCGCGCAGCTGTTGAATGAAGTCGCCGCCGCCAGAACCGGAGAAGTTCGGGGACAGCGTCAGATTGACGGAGATCGGCCCGCTGCCGCTGACGGTGCTTTCGCCGTCGCCATTGGCGGCAGGCGTCGCGCGGGCGAAGTTCGGTTGCGGCGCAGTGATACCGGGCGCAGCTTGCGCCCCGATGGCGAATGTCCCTGCGGTTGGGATCGACGCGGCAAGACCAGCCGCGATCGTGTGTGCAGCCGCCAACGCGCGCGGCGCGCCGGCATTGATGGCTCCGGCGAGCGTCTGGCCGAACTGGACGCGATCAAGGTCCGACAGAGGGCCGACCTTGGCCGGCGAGTGCGGCAAGTGGTCCCTGATCTGCTGGACGGTTTCGCGCGCGGCTGCGACGGCGGCAGCTGCTCCTACCCGGATGCCGGTCGCAAGGGTCTGCATCATGGCCACGCCATGAGAATGGAAGCTCACGCCCGCGAAGATGCTGGTGACTGTGGCGACCGCTGTCTGGGCGGCCGGTGCCAGCGCGTCGATTGCTGCCTTCGCCGCGTTCGCCTGATCGGTTGTCGCCTTCACGTCAGTCGCTGACGGGCCGAAGATGAAGTTCGAAACCTTCGACAATCCCGTGACGATCGGATCGAGCATCGTCCCGATCTTGCTGCCGATATTCGAGAGGAACGTTCCGACCTTGTCAAAGGCGGTTCCGAGGGCTGTTTCCAGTTTGGTGCCCCAGCCGACGATCCAGTCGAGCACCGGCTCAAGCACCTTGGAGATCGCCTCGATCGGGTTTGGCAGCGCGGGCCACACAATTCCGGCGAACCAGTTTTTTACAGCCGTCCAGCCATTGTCGAGCGCGGTGACAACCGGCTCGAACACGTTTCCGATCAGGACGGACAGGCTGGGCAATTCCGGCCACTTGATCGAGGCGAACCAGTTCTTCACGCTGGCCCAGCCATTGTCGAGCGCGGAAGCCGCGCCCGAGAAGATGCCGGAAAACCATCCCTTGATGTTCGACCAGCCGCTCGAAATCGCGTTGCTGATCCGCCCTCCGAGACCGCCCAGCCAAGACGCGAGCGAAGCCCATGCCGATTGCAAAGTGCTGCTGATTGATGCCCAAAGCTGCGACAGCCACGGGCCGATCTTGTCCCAGTTCTGGTAGATCAGATAGGAGGCAGCCGCGATCGCGGCGATGCCGGCAATGATCCAGCCAACCGGCGTCGCCATCATCGCGGCGCCGACCGCCATAAAGGCCCGCGAAAGTAGCGCGAGCGGCGAGAGCAGGAAACGTGCGAGACCGCCAAGACGGCGCAGCACAATGCCGAAAGCCGCGCCCCAGCCACCCACGGCAGCAATGCCCGACGAGATGCCGCCGATCAGCCCAGACATGAACCCGGAGAGCACGACCCAGAGGATACGCACCGGCGCAAGCAACATCATGAACACGCGGCCGAGGCGCGCGAACAGGGAGACATTCTTGCCGGCTTCGTTGACCTTGTAGAACGCACCGAAAAGGCCAAGAAGCCCGGTCTTGAAGACCGCCAGCGCCAGCTTTGCCGCCGCCATGGCGACGAGAAGGCCGACGATTGCCGTCGCCACCATGGCGACGTTCGCCGCGAGTTCGGGGTTTGCCTTCACCCATGCTTCAATCGCGTTCACGATCGCAATGATCTTGTCGACCTTCTCGTTGAGCTGGGGCGCTAGCGCTTTGCCGAGCGTGGTCCACAGTTCAGAGAACGCTACGCTGAGTGCGCGCGATTTTTCGACGCCGAGCCCCATACGGGTGAGGAAGTCGGAGCCGATCACATCGCCCGAGTTCATGGCACGCTTGCGGATTTCCTCGAATTTTTCGAGGTTCTGCAACAAGGCGCGCGCGGCTTGCTGCGCCTGAACGTCGCCGAAAATCTCGTTGATCTTGGTCAGATCGTTACCGGCGAATTTCTTGAGCGTTTCCAGAACAGCGTCCAGTGGCCGGCCAGCCGCAATGGCATCCTTCATCACCTTGTTGATGTCGATGCCCGCTTCCGAAAACGCCTTAACCGCCTTGTCCGCCGTGATCTTGTTCATCATGTCGCGGATGCCGGCCGCAGAGCCTTCCATGTTGTTCACGACACCGTTCACAACCTGAAAGGCCGCGCCGATATCTGCGACGGCGGGAACACCCGTGCGACCCATTGTGGCAAACTGAGACGTGAGCCGGGGCAGGTAAGGCACCATGCGGTTGAGTTCGGCGTTGCCATCCTTGCCGGTCTGGGCAATCACCGACAGCGCCCGTCCGACCTCGCCAGCTGCGATCTTGCCGTTGTTGATCATTGCCACAGTCAGCTGGCTGAGATCAGCGATTGGGGTCTTGGTGGCGATCGCGGCCTTGGCAACGGATGACAAGGCTGCCTCGGCAGCCGTCGCATCCAAGCCACCTTCCATCAGCTTGTTCATGCCACCCAGCAATTCGACAGAGCTCATATTGAGGGCGCGGGACTGACTGCGCACGCGCTCGCCGAGCGCTACGAGTTTGGCGCCGGAGAGATCAGACTTCAGGCCAATATCCGTCAGAGCGTCTTCATATTCGTTGTATGCCTTGACAGCCTTCGAGATCGGAGCCGCCACCGATGCGGCCGTCGCCATTGCGCCGATCAGGTTCGATTGCGCTTCAGCCTGCCGTTGTGCGGCTGCCTGTTGGGCTGCCTGCACACGCTCGACGGTGGCCACCTTGCGTGCCGCATCGTTCAGACCCGTCAAGGCATCACGCACCGCCCGGATCGGGCCGGTAGCGCGATTAATCGCCTCTAGGATCAGCTGGACACGCATTCTTGCCTTCCACTTGGCTCGCCGTCACTTGCGCGGCTTCTTTGCCGCCTCGGCCTGGCGCTTCGCGTAGGCGCTCTGTTCCTCGAACCAGAAGGCGAAATCGCTCGCCCTCATGCGCATCAGCTCTTCGAAGCTCCATCCTTCATTGACCAAGGCGACAACGGCCTCGGCGCTGGGCCAGACCTTCTGGCCTAGTGGACGTTTCCCGAGGCGTCGCCGTCCTGCCCGTCATCCTCGCTGTCGCCGAGGATCGCGCCGGTCAGCTGGAGATAGTCGCGGCCGCGCACCTGATCGCGGATTTCGCCCATGGTGAGCTTCTTGCCGTCGAACGTGGCGATCCGCTGGGCGAGATAGAGCGAGAACAGCCCCGCGTCCTTGCCGGCAGCTTTCTGCGCGGCGATCACATCGGCGGTGGAGAAATCCTCGTCGTAGATCATCGTGATCTTGGAGCGCTTCAGCACAACCGTCTTCGGAGTGCGCATCTCAACTGCTTTGGTTTCGGTCTTGTCGGCCATCGTCTCGGTTCCTTAAGGATGTGCGCGGGGGTGGCAGGCGCGCCATTGCGCCTGCCGGGATGGATCAGTAGGCCGGCCAGACATCGGCGCCGTTAACGCGATTGATGTTCTCGAACGGCGCATATTCGCGGATGAACTGATCGGTCTCGGTGGATTTCACCACGAGGCGGATCACAGAGCATTCGAGCTCGCGGCCGATCGGATCGTCACCGTTCTTGAATGCATCCATGCTCTCCTCGGCGAAGAGCAGCGTCGTCGTCGTGATGATGCGATACCCTTCGCCCGTCACGAGACCGCCCTGATCGAAGATGTCGACGAACTTCTCGAACTGGAACGTCACGGCCTTGTTGGGCAGCGCCGTCTTCAGCATGAGCTCGGTTTCGAGCCACGAGAAATTGATCTTGGCGTCGATCGGCTCCATGGTGCGGCCGGGCAGCTTGACCTTGCCGACCATGCCGAGCGCCTCGTGGGTGACGCGCTCGTAGCCGACCTTGTCGAGCTCGAATTCCTTGATGCGGCCGACGAGGCGATTGCCCTCAAGATAGACGTCCGCGTTCGTCGTCTGGCCGATGCGAATTTCGCGCATGTCGATCTCCTTCAGGAAGCAGCGCCGCCAAGGCCGAAGGCCGAGCGAACGAGGTTGAGGTCGATGTAGCTTTCGACCGTGATGCGGTGCTGGATGCCGATCGGCGCGCCGTCGAGGCGATACCAGAAGCGGCCCTCGCCGAGGATTTCCTCGGGCGTGTTCTTGGTGCGGTCGAACCGGAAGCGCCCGCCATAGAGCCAGCCGTCGCGTTCCTTGCGGTTCACATACTGCTGGACCTGATCCTCGATATATTCGATGCGCTGCGGTGTGCCGCGACGATCGACATGAGGCATGAGGCTGAACAGGATCGCCTCGTGGAAGACGTCATACATCGCGCGGACGTGCATCCAGCGCGTGACCTGCGTCTCGGCGCTGCCACCCTGCGAGGATGCGTGAGCGCCCCACGTCACGATGCCCGAACCGAACTGCCCCATGTTGGCAGTGGCGATACCTGCTTCGTTGAGGAAGTTGGTGTCGCTCGCATAGTCGCCCGGATAATAGGCGAGGTCGATTTCGAGACCGGAGACGTCCGGCATCTTGCGGTTCGAGGGCGATGCGGCCGGTCCACCGTCGTCGTCGCCTTCTTCACGGTTGACGACTTCGTTCCAGACGCCAGCGAAGTGCTGCGAATAGGGCTGGAGCGACTGCCCGGCCGTCACGGGATCGAGCGCCTTGACGTGCGGCGCGCAATAGACAAGGCGATCGTCACCAAGCTGATAGGGCTGGGCGACACCGCGCTGCTGGACGATCCCCTGCTTGGTGAGCCCCATCGGCAGATCGGCGATAGCATGACCATGCACCTTGTTGGCCACGGTCAGCATCTTCTGGCGCACGCCGAGCACGGTCGAGAAGCCGGGCGCGATGATGCGGCGCGGGAAATAGCCGAACTTGCCATAGGTATACATGGCAGCCTCAAGACCCTTCGGCTTGCCGGCAATGTCCAGCTCGCCAATGACCTCGGCGGGCGTGACCAGCGTCGGGTCGGGATTGGCGCCCGTCTTGTGGGTATCCGGATCGAACACGTTGCGGACGATGATCGTCCCCACGCCCTTGCCGCGATCCTTGTTGAAGATGGCATGAAGCGCCTGCGGGATCGTGTAGCCAGCGCCGGCTGAGAAGGGGCCGAACGCGGCGATCGCATCTTCCTTCTTGCGGATCACGATGTCCGTGTTGATGAACCCGGCGCGGGCGCCGGCCGTCGCATGAGGAACTTGGATCGGCGCGGTGCCGACCAGATACATGGTGGCGGCCTTGATGTCGCGGACGACGCGGCCGGCTTCGAACCGTTCAATGACCTCGGGGCCGTGGTGAAACTCAGCCATCGATGCTCTCCTTCGAAATGCGCTTGTCGGCGCGCGGAATGGCAGCTTCGGCAACAGCGGCGCTGCCTGCCGTCTCTTCGATCAGCTTGAACGCCAGCCACGAGGCGACGAGCGAATGGGCGGGATCGAGCGGCTTGGGAATGGCCTGCCCGGTGGCGAGCTGGCCCGAAAAGATCAGGGTCGGCTCCTTGGCGGTTTCGCCCTTGGTTTCTTGCCAGATATCGACCGCTGTCGGCGGTCCTTTCCAGATAAAGGTCTTGGCGCTCATCAGGCCCTCCGTTAGCGGCGTTCGGTTTCGAAGCCGCGCGGGAGCGCGACCCCTGAAGCAATCTTGTTGGGAACAGCGACGATCGCGGCCTCGAAAGCCGCGCGATACTGGAAGACGCCTTCGTTCTCGCGTTCGAGCTCGATCTCGACCGGGCGCAAGCCTGTCGAACCGGCAAGGCTCTGGCCGTGCAGCGCAGCCCGGATGTCCGCGAGCAGTTCGTAGGCGCCATTGCTCCCGCGCAAGGAACGGACGAGGAGCGAAACGACGAGGCGCAGCTCCTCCCTGGTCCCCTGCGCGCCAAGCTGGCCGGCCTTGTCGAAGCGGCTGCCGTCGTAGATCACGAGCGCGGCCGCGTCGTATCCCTCGAAATCAAACTCGCCCGGCTTGTCGGGAAAGTGTTCGACGATGACGCGGCCCGGCAGGCGTTCCTTGAGGCGCGCGACAGCCGCCTCGCAAATCGCGTCGATCGGCGAGACAGGCGACGGCGCACGATTGGCTGGCGCAGACGGGTGTTCGGGCGGAATGACGAAATCGCTCATGGCCGGTAGCCTCCGAGCAGACCAGGCAACCGGGACGTTTGCGGCGAAACGCGCACGGTCATCTCGTTGGCAGCCTCGGCCGCGCCGGAAATGGCAGCGGCCGGGTCGTCGAGATCGAGCGTGAGCTTGCCCGAGGCGATATCCTTGAGGCGACCAATCGCTTCGTCGTAACGCTTCTGGACGGTTTCGTTCATGGCGGTCTGCTGACCGCCACGACCGCGCAGGCGCCACCGTGCAATGTCGGCCGCGAAGCCCTTAAGCATCGGGGTGCCTGAGACAGCCTGCGGCCAGCGATCGCGGACATAGCCGGTCACCATGCTCGATGCATGAATGATGGCCTCCTCAATCCGGGGACGATCCAGCTCGCGGAATTCGCGCGGGCCGGTGCCGGCGATCTGGAGGCATTCCTCCTCGCCAAACACGCTCACGAATTCCTCAACCGTCAGAAGCATGGTGTCCTCGCTCGCGTCGTCTGACGCAGAAACAGGTGCCGGTCTTTCCCGGCTGTCAGCAGCCCCTGTGATCTGCGGCAGGACGGAGCGCGCCGTCCGCGCCTACTCAGCTCTCCCGTCAGGCGGCTGGCATCCACATTGGCCAGTTGTTCCGCCCCGTTGCCTTCGGAGCCTTTCGCTTGGCATCCTCACGACTGCGGCTTGCCGCCGCCGTCGCCTGTGTTGTCGGATTTCGCGGCCTTGGCCGGAACCTCGCCGATGATGCCGAGCGCCTTGAGCGCATCAGCCTCTTCGTCGGTCAGCGACACCTTCACCACCTTGCCCTCGGCCGGCTCATAGAACTTGCCGTCGTGCTTGAGGGGCGAGAGCACCGCGTAGGCTTTCTTCTCCGGGGTCTTGTCGTCAGCCATTTCGCCCTCCTCAGCCCACAGCGGTCTGGATCAGGAAGCCGGCATCGGCACCGACCAGATAGGGGCGGCGCTCCTGCGTCGTCGGGTATTTCCACGACTTGATGTCGCGGTCATACCAAGGCGTCTCGACATGCGGATAACCGCGCAGCCGGTAGGTGTAGGCGAAGGACGGCACCATCCAGTTCGCCCCCTTGGGCACGTAGGCGAGCACCGCGTCGTTGCCCCAGATGTCCGTGGCAGGCGA